CAAAGTATGAGCCATATAAAGTAACGTTTGTAAATAAGTTTGGCGCATTACAGGATATGTGGTTTAGCTTAAAAAGCACAGAGAGCCTAAATACAACAGGAGAAACCTATAAGGCAAATTTAGTGGACTTTAGCACACTAACATACGCAACATACAAACCACAAGTAGCACAGTATAACAAGTTAGGAAAAGAAAGCATAACTCTAAACACTAACTACATAAGTGAAGATTACAACGAAGTAATAAAACAACTTATGATGAGTGAGCAAGTATGGATAACCAAACTAACTGACACAGAAGAAGTATTAGCTGTCATTCCTAAGACACAAAACGTAACATACAAAACAAGCCTTAATGATAGACTTGTACAATACACTATAGACTTTGATTACGCATTTGATAAAATAAATACAGTAAGATAGTGCAAAAGATTGAATTATACATAGAAGGGCAAAGGGTTGAGTTGTTTAAAGACGAAAGCATTACAATAACTGAAAGCATACAAAATGTAAAGGATATTGAAAAGGTATTTACAGCTTTTACTCAGTCGTTTAGTGTTCCTGCATCTAAGACCAATAACAAGATATTTGAGCATTATTATAATTTTGACATTGATGGGTTTGATGGTCGTAAAAAAGTAGCAGCTACTATTGAATTAAACTCTATTCCATTCCAAACAGGAAAAATAAAGTTAGAGGGTGTTGATATGAAAAACAACAAAGCCAACACTTACAGGATTACATTCTTTGGGGATATAGTAGATTTAAAAGACAAGTTAGGAGAAAAGAAACTATCTGACTTAGATTTATCTGCCTATAATTTAAGCTATGACCCTGCAACAGTTGAAACTAAACTAACAACAGAGGAAAGTAGCAGCAATCACATTATAGCACCTTTAATTACACACAGTCAAAGGTTATTCTATGAAGATGGTACACACGGAGAAGATACAGGAAACTTATGGTTTGAAGGTGGTAGTGGTACATCACACCATCACGGAGTAAAGTGGAATGAATTAAAGTATGCTATACGAGTTAATAAGATTATAGAACAAATAGAAACAGACTTTGATTTACAGTTTAGCAATGATTTTTTTAAGAACACAAGCATAGAGGAGTTTGACCATTTATTTCTATGGCTACATAGAAAAAGTGGAGCAGTAGAGGATTTATCAGGAAGCACATCAACTTTTGAAACTATTGTAGATGGTTGGACACCTGTAACGGTATCGGGTTCAGCATTTGGTAAAAGCGCAACATTTACACTTACGGAAACTACACTAACATCAGATGTAGCTACTTTTGGAACAACAGGAAGCACCGCAACACAACAAGGATTAGGTGTTTTTAATGTAGCACTAACCACAAGCGACACAGATGCTTACGACATTGCTTTATTAAGAGATGGTACAAACGTGTTTAATAAAACAGGACACACGGGAGATATTACAATCAGCGGTAATCCATCTGCTACAAATACTTTTATATACGCAGCAGGAACGTATGAACTTGTAATAACTTCTACAAGTCAAATATCATTTACTAATATAATTTGGAATTGTAGGTATTATTTAGCTAAGTCAGCAGATGTAATTATTGATAGTAGTAACGGAGCAACAGGAGCATACAATACTAACTCATCTTTTACATTTAACATAAACAAGCAAATACCTGATATGAAGATTTTAGATTTTCTAACAGGATTGTTTAAGACTTTTAATCTTACAGCCTTTGTACAAAACGATGTAATACAAGTAAAGCCATTAAATGACTTTTATACAGGTACTAACACATACGACATAACAGAGTTTGTAGATGTAAATAGTAGTAAAGTAGATGCAGCCCTACCATTTAAAGAAGTGCGTTTTAAATTTAAAGACACAAAGACTTTTTTAGCTAATAAATTTAGCGAACTAAATAACCGTACTTGGGGAGAAATATTTTATAACGAAGGTCAAGACTTAGCACAAAAAGAATATAAGATAGAAGTTCCATTTGGGCATTTTCTTTATGAAAGATTGACTGATGTTACAAGTGGTAGTTTAAAAAATATACAATGGGGTTATAGTGTAGATAGTAATCAAAGCCCATATCTTGGAAGCCCTTTATTGTTTTATCCTGTTGGTTTTTTTTCTTCAAGTAGCGACCCTATATCATTTATTGATGATGTTAATTCAAATAATGTGGCAATAAGCCATAAAGCATTATCAAATGTTCCTGTTAATATGCCTTTTAATACAGTAACAACATTGGGTACTTTTAATGCTTTTCAATTAAACTTTAATACAGAAATAAGCGAATGGTCAGGAGATACAGACCATTATCAATCAATATTTGTTAAGTATTATCAGGATTACATAAAAAGTGTATTTAACACTAAGCAAAGATTAACAAAACTAAAGGCTTATTTGCCTATGCGTATCTTACTTAATTATAGTCTGGGGGATAGGTTTATAGTAGCAGGAAACCAATACAAAATAAACAGCATAAGCACAAACCTACTAACAGGCGAAAGCAACTTAGAACTATTAAACGACTTATGATACAGAATATTTTAGAATTACTAAAGTTTGCAAAAGGCGAAACAGAAAATATACGCATAGCACAGGGTAAGTATGAGTTGCCAACTGGATTAATGGGTACAGGTAAAAAGATTAAAAGAGAAGCAGGATGGAAAAAGTAGTAATACAGTTAGAAGCAAACACTACACAAGCTGTAAAAGGCATTGACAAAGTAGATGAAAGTTTACAGGAAGTAAGTAAGTCTAATAACGAACTAACAAACTCACTTGATAAAATGACAGGTGGGGCAGTTACAGGGTTTAAGGGTGTAACTAAGTCAGTTGGAACAGCAATAAAGGGCTTTAAAAGTCTAAAGGTAGCTATTGCAGCAACAGGAATAGGATTATTAGTTGTAGCTATTGGTTCACTTGCTACTGCATTTAAAGCATCAGAAGAAGGTCAAAATAGGTTTACCCGTATAATGACACAAATAGGTGTAGTTGTGGGCAATGTTACTGATATTATAGCTAATTTAGGCGAAGGCATATTTGCAGCAGGTAAAGCACTTGTTAAACTTGCTAAAGGAGATTTAAAAGGAGCATCAGAAGCGTGGGGAGAACTTAAAACTAACGTAAGTGAGGTTACAGAGGGTATTAAGAACTTTGCAGAAGAAACACGTAAAGAAATAAAAGTAGCAGGGGAACTTGCGGATGCACGGGCAAAAGCTGATAAAGCAGAAAGGCAATTATTAGTAGATAGAGCAGAAGCAAACAGACGCATAGCTGAATTAAGAGAACAGGCAGCCGACAAAGAAAATATATCGGTTGAACAAAGGTTAGAGGCATTAAAGGAAGCAGGTAAGGTTGAGGATGAAATAACATCTAAAGAAATTGCTGCTGCTAAATTGCGTTTACAAGCTAAAGAACAAGAAAATGCACTATCTAAGTCCACAAAGGAAGACTTACTTGAAGAAGCGCAACTTAGAGCAGAAGTAATACAATTAGAAACAGCAAGATTAAACACCCAAAAAAGATTAACTGCTGAACTAACATCTGCCATACGTGAACAAGCAACCGAGCAAAAAGCTATACAAGCAGAAGAAGATAAATTAGAAAAAGAGCGTAAAGATAGAATTGCTAAGGAGGATAAGGAGCGTGAAGAACAACAATTAAAAGATAAGAAAGAAAGAGATGCACGTATTGTAGCAAGTCAGCAACAAACAGATGCTATGCTTACACAATCTAAAGCACAAGCAGTAGATGCAGCTATTAGTTTGTTTGGTGCAGAAACAGCAGCAGGTAAGGCAGCTTTATTGGCTAAACAATTATTAGCAGCACAAGAAATGATAAGCGAAGCACGTAAAACAATAACTTTTTCAAGTTTAGTAGCTGCACGTTCATCAGCTGCAGTAGCTGAAGGTACAGCTCAAACAGCTAAAATAGGTTTTCCGCAAAATATTCCTATGCTTATTGGCTATGCTTTACAAGCAGTAGGTATTATAGGTGCAATATCAAGCGCAGTAGGTAAAAGTAAATCAGTAGCAAGTAGTTTAGGTGCAGGGGGTGGCAGTACACCATCAATAGCAAGACCACAGGCATCAACATCACAACCACCTGCATTTAATATAGTAGGAGCAGGAGCAGGTAACCAATTAGCTGAAACTATTGCAGGGCAATCACAACAACCTATAAAAGCGTATGTAACATCACAAGACGTAACAACTGCACAAAGTTTAGAACGTAATATAGTGAATGGTGCAGCAATAGGGTAAAATTAAAATAAAACACGTTATACTTATATGAGAATTGTCGAACTTATTTTAGATGAAGATAGTGTAGCAGGTATTGAAGCTATATCAATAGTAGAAAATCCTGCAATAGAAGAAGACTTTATAGCTTTAAACAGCCAAGAATTACATTTAGCAGAAGTAGATAAGGATAAACAAATACTTGTAGGGGCTTTACTTGTGCCTAATAAGCCTATATACAGACGCAAAGGAGATGACGAGTATTATATATATTTCTCTAAAGACACTATCCGTAAGGCATCTGAAATGTACCTAATTAAAGGCAATCAAAACAACAGTACTTTAGAACACCACTATAAGTTATCAGGACTTAGCTTAGTAGAGAGTTGGATAGTAGAAGACGATGTACACGATAAGTCAAGGAAGTACAATATGGATGTGCCTGTTGGTACTTGGATGGGTGTGGTAAAAGTAAACAACTCAGAGGTTTGGAATGACTTTGTAAAAACAGGCAAAGTAAAAGGTTTCTCAATAGAGGGGTATTTTGTAGATAAAATGGAACGTCCGAATGAGCCTATTAATGACTTTGAGGAAGAAGAAGCGGAAGAAATGCTGTCTTATATCCGTAGAATAGTAAAGAGCGACAAACGTCATAAAAACGGACAAGTAGAAGAATTAGAAAGCTACACAGATTACCCTGATGCTGTAAAGAACAACGCTAAAAGAGGCATAGAACTAAACGACAAAGTAAACAACAAGTGCGCCAGTAATATCGGAAAAATTCGTGCAGCGACTTTAGCAGCAGGCAGACCCGTTTCAGAGCAAACGATAAAGAGGATGTATTCCTACCTAAGTAGAGCAGAAGAATACTACGATGAGGGAAACACAAAAGCGTGTGGTACTATATCATATTTATTGTGGGGTGGTAAGGCTGCTAAACGATGGGCAGAAAGCAAATTAAAAGAATTAGGAGTATTAGAGTTAAGCCAAGTAATAAACGACACTATGGCTATTATAGACGACAGATTAGCCTACTCTACTAAAGAACTTGCTATACAAGCTGCAAAAGACATAGGTTGTGATAAATACCACGAACACGAGTATGAAGGTAAGACTTGGTTTATGCCTTGTGAGCAACATAACCTTAAAAAACCCTGTCAAGCAGGATATGAGCAGTACGGAATGAAAGAAAAGAACGGCAAATTAGTGCCTAATTGTATACCTATTAAGTAATGGCTAAAAGAATAGAAGTAGCGCACATAGTAAAACCTAAAATAAAAAGAAAGGGTGTACACGCTAAAACTAAAATGAGTACAGTTAAAGGTAGTAAGCTATATAAGAAAAAATACAGAGGACAAGGCAAATGAAAAGATTTTTAACACCATCAAAGACAAGTCCTAAAAGTAGCAGACGTGGTTGTTTGTGTGCTGAAAAAAACACTTATAGTACAAAATGCTGTAAGGGTAAACTAATCAATCAAGGTATTGGTAAAATTTAAAAATGTAAAATAGTTAAATAAAATAGTTATAGTTATATGAAAGCAACTGAAATGTTAAATAAAATCAAAACCTATCTTGGCGAAGAAATTACTGACGCACAAGAAAAGGTAGAGTTGGCACAAGCTAAACTCGAAAACGGTACTGTATTAGAAGCAGAAGCGTTTGAGGCAGGTAACGAAATTTTTATCGTATCAGAAGACGAAAAAGTTGCCGTACCTGTTGGCGAATATGAAATGGAAGATGGTAAAATTCTTGTAGTAACAGAAGAAGGTCTTATTGGCGAGATTAAAGACGCTGAAAGCGAAGCTGAAGCGGAAGAAGAAGTAGAAGCTGAAAAAGAAGAAATGGGCTACGTTACTAAAGAAGAACTTGCTGAAGCTGTATCTGAAATTAAAGCAATGATTGAGGATATGAAGAAAGACAAAGAAGAAATGAGCGAAGAAGTAGAAGAAAAAGAAGTAGAATTGTCAGATGATTTGAAAGAGGAACTTTCTGAACCTGCTGCCGAGCCTATCGCTCATAACCCTGAACAAAAAAACAACAACATCGGTGTTAAGTTTGCACAAAACAGAAGACAAACAACACTTGATAAAGTATTATCGAAAATTAACAATTAAATAAATAAAAAATGCCACAACCAACAATTACAAATTCAAGTTATGCAGGAGAGTTTGCAGGGAAATACCTTGCTGCTGCTTTACTAACTGCCGACACTTTAGATAGTGGTACAGTTACTATCTTACCAAACGTAAAATATAAAGCTGCTATGAAAGTAGGCTCATTCGGGAGTTTAGTACGTTCAGCAGATTGCGACTTTGACGATACCACGTCAACAATGACACTTACTGAAAAAGTGCTTACACCAACTGAACTACAAGTAAACTTACAAATCTGTAAGAAACAACTACATTCAGATTGGGAAGCTGCTCAAATGGGCTTTAGTGCTTTTGATGAGTTACCACCTTTATTTTCTGATTTTGTTATCGCACAGGTAGCTGCTGAGGTTGCAAACGCAACTGAAACTTCTATTTGGTCAGGTAGCGCAGGAGAGGGTTCTTTTGATGGTTTTGATACTCTATTAACTGCTGATGGTGGTGCGGATGTAACTGCTGTTACTGTTGATAGCACAAACGTAGTAGCTCAATTAGGTGCTATTGTAGATGCTATTCCAACAACAGTTTACGGAAAAGAAGACCTTAACCTTTATGTATCTTCTAACATTGCTCGTGCTTATGTACGTTCTTTAGGTGGATTTGTTGCTACTATTGGTGGTGCAGGTACAGATAACAAAGGTTCACAATGGTACAACGGTGGACAGCTTACTTTTGAAGGCATTAACCTTGTTGTTGCTAAAGGACTTGCTGACAACACCGCAGTAGCTGCTCAAAAATCTAACCTATTCTTTGGAACAGGTTTATTAGATGACCGTAACGAAGTTAAAGTTATTGATATGGCTGACCTTGATGGTTCACAGAATGTACGTGTAGTAATGCGCTATACGGCAGGTGTACAGTACGGGGTAAGAGGCGATATTGTTCTTTACTCATAATAATAACTAACATAAAAGGGGTGGGATAGGTAAAAGCCTACCTGCCCTTTTTTATTAAAAATATAAATATGGCTTGTGCAATAACTAAAGGTAGAGGTTTACCTTGTAAAAATTCAGTAGGTGGCTTAAAGGCTATCTATATTCGCGACTACTCATCAACGGTAGCCGATTTAACAGACGCAAGTGGTACTGTATCACTTCCTACTGATGGAAGTGCAGAGTTTTTTCAATTTGATATTAAAGGTAATTCTTCTTTAGAAACATCTGTAACATCAAGTAGAGAGAATGGTACTACTTTTTATGAAACTACACTAAATGTAACATTTACTTATTTAGACGTAGCAACTCAGGAAGAAATTAAACTATTAAATGCAGGTAGAGCGCATTATGTAGTTGAGGACTATAATGGTAACTACTTCTTAATTGGTAAGGAACACGGTGCAGAAATTACAGGTGGAACGATTGTTACAGGCGCAGCAATGGGCGACTTGTCAGGGTTTACACTTGTAGCTACTGCACAGGAAACAGCACCTCCGTTTTTCTCAACTGTTCCTGATGTAAGTTCAACATCTCCTATTGACCCTGATGCTTAGTAGGTAGTTTTTATTGATTTGTTATAAGGGGGGTGTAAAAACCCTCCTTTTTTTTATGAACAATTTGTATATAACTAAATTATTTGTATATTAGCACCATAATTAAAAACAAACAAAATGAAAACAATTACAGACTACCAAAACCTTAAAACACAATTAGAAACAATAAAATCTAATCACAAAGAGCAATATCTTGACGCTTCTTTTATATATGTTCGTGCTAATGGTATGAATTGGAGAGAAGCAAAAAAAATAGGTATGGAAAAAGACTATTCTTATGGTTGGGTTTTTTACAG